TTAGTCCGAAACCGCCAGGAAAATGCCCAAAACGCCAATGAGCCCGGCGCCAATAGCCCATGTATCCCTCTGCCTTTTTGCGACCACTATTTCATGGTTCTTCCTCTGAAGCACTGATTCCGTTTCTTCGGTCAATTTCTGATAGGATTTTTTCTGATTCTCCAGCGATTCGTTGGCCTTCTTCAGCAAGCTGTTGGCCCTCTCTAATGACTGCCGCGTCTCCGCCATTTCTTTCTGTGAGTTTTCTATTTCTTCCCGCTGCTGATTCAATGTTTCGGCTTGCTGCTTCTGACTGGCTGATAGCAGATTCCACTTCTCGGTTTCCTGCTTCTGCACTTTGCTCAGCTGCCTGGCGTTCTGCCTCAATTTCATGTACTCGGTCATTGTAATAGTAACTGTTCGATCCGGCCCCATAGTCTCCGCGCCATATGAAATAGCCGGCAATGCAGACAATGAAACAAGCAGCAATAATCCAGCCGCGGTACTTCTTGATGTTTTCGATAATGCTTTCCACATCACTGGCCCTCTTCTACATCGTTCCACCCGTCAAACCGCATCAGGTCATTGGCGCTGATCGTGGCCATGATTTTACCCGCATAGTCCGGGTCAGTGGCGTAAACCGGTGCCATTGCTTCCACAAACTGCCGGATGTCCCAAGTGTTATTCCAAACAGAGAGGGCTTCGCTGTATGCCGGCTCCTCGGTCATTAGGATGCACCAATCCCTAATTGCGTCCTCTAAAGAGTCGTAATCCTGAAACTTGTCGGAAATTTGAATATATTCCCCGTCAACAAATTCATGGGTCGGCTTTTCAATGTAATTTCCTTCTCCGCCCCACTTGCGGCCGAAATAATTATATCCGCCGATGCAATACCGGCCCCATCCGGATTCTATGGCCGCCTGGGCGATGCAAACCGATGCGGGAAGATTATAGTCGGCGCAGATTCGGCCAGCCGCGTCACCAATAAAATTAATAAACTCATCTGCTTCCATCTTTTAAACTCTCCTTTCCGGCGGATTTTGGGAATAGGTCCCCAGCGCAGTATTGTATTTGGAATTAATAAATTTATTGACGACTTGGGTCGTCGCTCCCCCGCCGCCCGTAAATGCAGCGAAGGTGTCGTAGTTGGCCCACGCTTGCTGCGTATAAACCAAGTAGATTGATACCCCTAAAAAAGCGATCCACGCCACCGCCGTGATGGTACGGGTCAACGATAGGGATCCATCTTCATAGAGGAGCATTCGCAGGATAATCATAAAATTTCTCCCTCCTTGCCACCCAGCGGGGCCTCTTTGTATACATCTAGGATTTTATGGATATATCCGTTTTTCCCGTCCAATGCATTATAGGCGTCTCCCATGTCGAGCGTTGACCTGTATTCATCCCTCTGGATGCTGTGGCCGTGCTTGATGTGATAATTGTATGCCTGGATTATCCGGTCACGAAGAAGGCATTTCACCGCGTTTTCCATGGCCCGCTGACGGAAAAACCACGTACAGCATGCACCGGCGGCAAATGATAATGACGGGAGGGCCGCCTGCTGCAAAATGCTCAAAATAATGTCAATCATGTTTCGCTCTCCAGAATTTTTTCTACTTCATCGGCCGTATACCCCAAAGCCTTCATCCTGCAGTTCGGGTTTTCTTTGTATTCATACTGATACTTTTCACCTGTCTGTTCATCTGTCACGATTCTATGGGAGTCGTCCACCACGCCGCTTTCTCCTTTTTCCAGGGCTCCCACGTTGAACCAATCCATACGCGTATCCAGAAGGTCTTGGAAGTCTTTCCTCCAATTTTCTTTTGGGAAATTCTTTCGGACGAACTCATAATCTTCCCGGGTGTTCAAACTCTTTGGATATCCAACCATTGCAATGCCTCCTATGTGAAAGAAAAATACTTACCAACTTGCTTAATGACTGCCACAAACGGGATCATGTCCCTATACTCTTCAATCTGCTTAATGAGTACCGCTGAACCGGTAAATGTGATGTAGGTCTTTCCGTCTTTCATTTTGTACTGTAGTTTCAGGCACTTCCCGGTATTCTTTTTACTTTGTGTAATGTTCTGCCCGGTCACTGTGATTTCTTGGTTCAGAATTTCTGACAGTCGTTTCTTCTCTCCGTCCAGTGCCACATCTTTGGCAAATTCTGAGAATCGATGAATACCGTTTGAATCATTCAATTCCCACCACCTCCTTCAGTTCGTTCATGTGCATGGTCTTTTGTAAATGGTATGACTGCGCATGTTTCAGCCAGCCAATAGCGCTTGCTACTTGCCCTCTGGCCCGGTCTTTATCAATGCGGCCGGATTCTAGCAGCCGTTGGATGGTCTTCATTCTCTTCTTTATACGCTTTGCAGTACGTTTTCTGACCAGAATTTTCCCATTGTGAAAATGCCTATAGCCCAAAAAATCCACGCCCTGATAGGTGTGGAAAATGTTATTTTTACTCAGCTTCATGTCCAGCTTCTCGGTGACAAACTTTTCAATAGCTTTTGACCACTCTTTAACTTCCTTCAGGTCGTTCGCGAATAGGACAAAATCATCACAATACCGTATATAAGCACTGGCCTTTAGCTTTGTTTTCACGAAAATATCCAACTCATTCAGAAAAAGGTTCCCAAACCATTGTGATAGAAAATTACCAATAGGGATGTTTCTTTCTGTTCCTGTGCTGTCGATGATGTCATCCAGCAGCCATAATATTTCCTTGTCCTTGATTTTCTTTCTGATGATTTCTTTCAGCAGGTCATGCCGGATTGAGGGGTAGAATTTAGAAATGTCTCCCTGAAGGCAGTATTCATACTTTCTTACCATCTGCATACACCTGATGCTCCCTTTGTGCTGCCCTTTCCCTTTACGGCAGGCGTAACTGTCAAAGATGAACATCCTATCCCATATCGGTGATAATATGTTTACTATGGCATGCTGGACAATGCGGTCCGGATAAAATGGCAGGATGTAGATGGTCCTTTCTTTGGGTTCATAGATTTTCTTTGTTCGATACTCCGATGTATGAAATGTATGATTCACAAGGGATTCATGCAATTTCTGGAGGAGCCGTTCTTTGTCTTTATCTACTTTTTGAACCTGCATCTGCCAACCCTTCCCTTTTCTGGCGTTATGATAAGCCAGTTCTATGTTGTCATTGGATACCAGATTTTTGTATAAATTCCCGTATCTTCTCATGTGATCCCTCAAAAAAATAATTTTGCATTGGCGGCTTTCGGGGTTCTACTAACCGCCTCCGCTTCCGTTGTGTGTTTTGGCTTTTCTGCCATGGCATACGGGCCAGCCGTTGGAATTTGGCCCGGAGTTTTATCCTCGTATCGGAGCACCTGCGCCCTGCATTGTTGCCATTGCGGTTCGTGGAGAAATTGTTGCAATTCGCGGAGCGTGAGCCGCAATTCGCACTATCGTCCCACTTGCCACCGAATAGCACCTGACGCAAAAAGCCATAGCAGGAGCAAGTATGCCCATATGCCCTATGAGATCAACCCGTTTTTGCGGGCGCTCTAAATCTCATCTTTACGCGCTGACGTGATGGCGTTATAGCGAAACGGCCAGCGGCTCGGAGCACCCGCGCCCCGCACCGTTGCCAGGGCGGCTCGCGGAGAAATCGCCGCAATCCGCGGAGCGCGAGCCGCAATTCGCACCCCCGCCCCACCCGCCACCGAACAGCACCCGACGCAAAAAGCCATCGCAGGAGCAAGTATGCCCATATGCCCTATGAGATCAACCCGTTTTTGCGGGCGCTCTAAATCTCATCTTTACGCGCTGACGTGATGGCGTTATAGCGAAACGGCCAGCGGCTCGGAGCACCCGCGCCCCGCAGCGTTGCCAGCGCGGCCCGCGGAGAAAACGTAGCAATACGCGGAGCGCGAGCCGCAATACGCACTATCGCCCCACCAGCCACCGAAGCGCACCCGACGCAAAAAGCCATAGCAGGAGCCGCGTCCTGTATCGTCAATATCTGCGTTATATACCGATAACGTGGACCAGGAATATCCATCATTCCATGTGTTGTTTCCGGAGTGTGATGTGGACATTGCCTCAAATAAATCACTGCCCCACTGCCAGATGACGCCTGCGCAGTCTTCCACACCGTAATTGCTGATAATTCTCACGTTGTTCGTATTTACATGGCCGCCGGTAGTGTTTGCATCTGCAGAGCCTTTAATGTTTACTTGCTCCTGAATGCCTTTCATACAATGCATGAAGTCGCTTCTTGAAAGAAGATGCTTTCCGACTTCTGCGAAATATTCCTCAAATTTTTCGCCGTGCCACCGCGGTGAGCTTTCTCCGTCAGCCATGACGCCGCCGAATCTGGAAACAAGTTTGGACCCGTCCCAGGAGGCGATGTAGATATCAATCCACCGGCGGCCATCAAATACCATACCTTCCGGGCTGGCCACGGGCCGATGGCGGAGGTCCCAAACAGATGCCGGGAGGATATCCCCCGCCGCATATCCTGACAATGCATGGCCGGAAATTGTTCCCACATCCGCACATTCTCCATGAAAACCACCAATCTTTCTTGAATTGGTGGCCGTGTATCCGGCCGGCACCGTGCTATTGGCTGACAGGATGATTTTCGGCACTGTGGTGCCGTCTGTAGGCTGGCATGCATAAACGTAAAAATCTTTTCCTTTCCGATTCGCTGCCGTGGCCATTGTCGCATCGTCCCAGCTGTCCGCCTTTGTGATGTCTATGGTCTCGGAGCCATTGTGCACATAGCCATTATTTCCTATGTTTACGGTCATGTAATCAGGCAGCGTGATGGTTGTTTTGGCTCCTGCCAACGGTACGGAGCGGCCGTAGTGGGCAGGGAGAAGTGAGATTAATTCCGATTTGTAAAGCTCGGTCATTCCGCTGATGGCCTTATCTTTGGTGTCTGCGGCGCTTTCTTCTAGATCTGCTAATGTCGCCATGCCGGCCTTATTAACGGTAATTGTCACATTATCTGCAGATTCTACGCCGACATCAAAATCAAATTCCTTTGTATAACTCCCGGCTGATTCTTCTTCTATCACCGTGGGCCTGTCATAATACCGGGCGCAGTAAAGGATTTCTCCATCGTCCGGATCATTAGCAAAAAGGCCGACTTCTCGCACGTATAGCGCTTCGGTCAGCCCTGTATTTTCCAAAATTCCAATGACCTTACAGATATTATTAGATTTTACCTCTGTTTTATTGATTGAAACATCGATTTTGGGGGAAAATAAAGCAGTTCGGTTTTCATAATCGCTATTGCCATTAGCGAACCCATCGCCTATACAAATCTTTGTAAAATTAAACTTTGTACTTCCTGAAAAAACTTTAGCCTGCAGTTTCTTCCCTGCAGTAGTAATGATGTACTTTCCCATTCCATGTCTCCTTATGCCTTACGAACCCAGAAATATGCTGCTATGGAACTTTGCATTACATTAAACCTTTTACCGTCCCCGAGGGGTTCGGTCTGACCGGTGTGGCTATGCGATCCGGAAAATCCTGTTAAAGCCAGCCGCTTATAATTGTTCCACGGGCGATTATCACCGTAGGCCATGCGTGTCATTTCAGGATCTCCTCCGCCGCCGTTTGTGACATCAAACCCGATTTCATCAAGGAAGTCGCTGGCCTTGTGCTGGTGATACCCGCTTTCGTTTGTCTTGATTCCCACGTTAACGGCGGGGAGGTTGCTTTTGTCGATAGGCTTATCATTGGCCCCGTAATTCTGCCCGGATTTATAATTATCACCGGCGGAAAGGAGAACGCTCCCCTCCGCCATTTTCTCCCACGTTGTGCCAACCCATAGCTTATTAGGGTCAATGTTTTCACCCAATGTGATAAATACTGAACCGACTGGATATACCTGATCAATCGTCAGCGCGTCTTCCTTCAGCTGATATAAATCACTCCCGACCTTAATAGTCACGTTGCTGGCTTCTCCAATCACTATATAGATGGAAAGAAGGTAATTGAAAATAGACCCCGGCGCTTTTGGAGGGACCCAGTTGCCATTGACTTTAGCTATTGCAAAGAGCACCTCTTCACCGGTATCCTGCGAAATGCAAAACAGACCGGCCTCGCGGATGTAATACCCGGCCTCCAGCGTGTCATTAGCAATGACGGCAGAAATTTTAGCTTTTCCATTATTGATAGAAATAGCACTAACCGGGAAAGTCTGTTTCGAACTGACTAACCCGGTTAATTGTGAAACTGCTTCTGAATCCGTCGGAAGTTCCCCGTCACCTGTCTGGATAGCGGAAAAAACTATCTGCGTCCCGCCTAATGCCTTTCGGAGAATTTCATTTCCCTGCTGTGTCAGGTAGTAATGATCTGCTACTAACTCCATGTTAATACCTCTCTATCCATTGTCCCGTCCACCACGTAAATGGATGGATCATAACTTTCATTGGTCGTGTATTGGCCTGGGTAAACCCTGATATATCCATCCCAAACGGAGGCCATGCCTATATACAACTGTGCGGTTCCATCATTCATATAGCGCACTTCCTCGCCGAGCTCTTCATTATCTTTTTCGTTGGCTATCGCGAAGAAGTCGAATAATAAATCATCAGTCCATTTATAAACTAGTGATAAATTCGCTGGAACGTATACCCTGAGCGCATTAATTAGAATTCTCGACGAAACGCCACAATCTCCAGCAACAAGGCAGGCGAGGCTGTAATCATTGGGGTATACCTCAATATTTGCATTTTCTCCGCCCTGAAAATGGGAAATGTAATTTGACACCGTTCTTTCTGTAAACGGGCGAATATCCATTATTTTCAGGAGTATGGCGGACCGTCGCTCTTCAAATGTTTCATTTTCCCTTGGAATGATTCCGAGCATGCTTTCCCATCGCCTGCAGCCTGATTCTGTGAAATCATACACGAATGTATTTATCATCCATTCCCAGGCGCAGTCCCATGCAGCCTTTAGCTCTGGATTTTCTGACGAGGCCAATTTTTTGAACTCTTTGGCTGGCGCGATGACGTCCGGGAAATACCTTTCAACCTTCGGGTCATGGTCCGGCCTTTTTAATGTCGTCATGCTGTGCCAGCCCCCTCACTGACCGAACCAACCTCGGCCAGTTCGTCCGGCTCCAATGTTAGGTTCCCTGCTACCCCGTTAATCTTGGTATTTGCGATATCTTCCACTCCATTAATGGAGAGGAGCCTTGCTTCAATCTGGGATATTCTGACAACCAGTCCTGAATCATTGTATGATTCTGGGCTGGTTGTCTGCGTACTTTCCCAGCCTGTATTTAACTCACTAAAATATTCAGATAATTTCCCCTTGATGGCTTCTATGAAGTCCTGCATGCTGCCGGACTTGAACGAAGGGATGAATGAAATATTAATTTCTTTCGCCTTAGCTCCCGTCACAGTTACCCGGTGTCCGATCGGTGCGATACCTATCCCCTTTCCTGCATTCATCACTGGGTCTATGGCTGTCTGGACTTCCGTCACCTTTTCGGCTGCTGGCGGTTTGTTGTCGCTGGTAGAAAAGACGACTTTCACCGTGCCCCCGCCGTTCCATACGGGGTATACCTTCACACCGCCCACGCCTGCGATAGCTCCCACCTTTTCCTTGTAATCCTGAATATTGCCGCCAAAGGCCATTGATTCAAACGACGCCAGATAGCGTTTTCGGAATGTTTCTGTTTCTTCTTCGTCTTCACCCGCCGTGACGAGCTCCGAGATCTCTACTTTAGACAGCCCCGCAACGTAGTCAATGGGGACCACCGGGCCGTTGGGCTTGTTGCCAATTGTTCCGGCTGTCTCGCATTCCGCCAGGTAGCCGCTGGCGGTCGTGGCCTTTCCGGTTATTCTGAAATTCACATCATCACAGGAAAATCGGGCTCCTTCGGAAATCTCCACATCTGAAGGGGTTGGAACGATGCGGACCACGGACGGCGTGGCCTCCATGGGGGATAATCCCCGCTCCTTTGCCCTTTCGATGAGGAAGGGCCTAGTGGCGGTGTCGCCAAAGGTGTTTTGAATGAATAAATCCAGGGCCATGTACAGGTACATCAATTCGATGGCCGCGGGGGCCGCTGCGTCAAATGCTATGGAACCTTCCCGTTTGTCAATGTCGGCGGGCATGCTGCCGAGCATACGGTCGCGGATTTTTTCATAAGTTTGGTCTTCATACATCAGGAAATTCTCACCTCTTTGGACGCGGTAAAACTGCCGTAAATCGTGGTAACCCTGAACTTAGCCAGGACGTCGCCCTTCTTGTTGTAGGTCAGATCGAAGTCCCCCACGTTCGTGATCCGGTCGTCCTGCTCCAGTGCTTCTGTGATGCGCCGGGGGATTTCCGGAAGGACGTATGGGATGGGCTTCCCGAAGAGATCATCCAGTTCAATCCCATAATTCCACGAATAAATAAAAAATTTGTATCTTTCTGTATTGATAATCTTATAGACCGCCTGTTTCACCGCGTCCAGGTCGCTTGTTATAGTGCCCTGGACGCGGTCGGCGTCTATCATCATCCGGTATGTCTTATTTGGCCAGGTCGGGTTCATGACCACCGAAACGGCGCCGGATTCGTCGGTTGATGTGTCCGGTAATAAGGCCATTCAAATCACCCCCATTGTCCTGTAAGGCCTATGTGGTTATGGATGCGGGATAACACGCAGTATTGCTGGCCGCCACGCTGGCGAACCAATATAACCACTTCGCCTACTTTCAGGCCATTGTATACGCGGATTTTCTTCCTGCCCTTGTACTCATGATTATGGCTGGCGAACTCCGCATCACCACCGCCGCCGGCTCGGTTCTCTGTGGTGTGGCTGACTTCTATATCCACGTCATAGTCCCGGACCGCGTCGGTCAGTATCAGAAATTCGCTTGTGATGACGTCTTTTTGGTCCACGCGAATGGAAAGCGGTTCTACGCTTTCCACCTTACCCAGGAGGTAGTCAGCCGGGCGGCCGGCTTCCCCCTGCCGCGCTGCTATCTTCTGCAGCGTTTCCAGAAGGTTCTGCGCGCTCATTTCCCGCCTCCTTCACCGGTGATGATGTCGCCCCGGACTTCCAGATCCATGGTGTGGAGATGATTATCGAAGCGATGGGTCACCGATTCCACAATAATGGTTCTAACCTTCTTTTCCTGCCCGGTGTCATCTTCCCCCAGGTCGATGTTGATATACATCATGGACCCGCCCCGGACGCGGATATCCCCAGCGGCCCCCTTGATGCGGAGGCTCCTGCCCAGCCGGTTATAATGGGCGAGATAGGTATCGGCCAGATCCTGGGGCGACTGACTTTTAGGGTTGATGCTTTCAAAAAGCTGAAGAACTCCCCACTGCTTCCGGGTCTCGCTCTTCGCGTACTCTTCAGCCGTATGGGGCGCATAGTAGGCTTTCTGTCCGTTTTCTCTGTCGTCCACCACCAGCTTGACCAGATTATAGGTCCTCTTGTCTATGGTAGTTTTGTACTCATAATCCTGGGCAGTGTCCGCATCAATGAGGAGGTTCGTCTGCAGCTTCTCTATATCCTTCAATGTAATTTTGCCGCAGTCGTCATATAAAACAAAAATCTTGTTTGTATGGATCATGGTTAAATCCAGGGCATTTTGTGCCATGTCCAGAATAGTGGTGTTGGATTCGCGGCGCTTATCGATGATAAAAGCCGTATCATCCATGTCACCGGTGATACACTCGAAATCCTCCGCCAGCTCTTTGATGACTTCGCTCGCTTTTTTCCCGATGTAGGAAAAGGTATCTTTATTCAGGAAATAACGGAGCTGATCATAGGCCATGACCTTGAATGTCTTATCCTTCGTGCGGGTCCGCGTGAATACGAACCCATGGAAGAACTGGGTGCCCTTCCAGGTGGCGTCCACCGTGTCCCCTTCTTCCACCTTCAGCACGTCGTCCCTGGTGATGGAAAATTGGAACCGGCCGGGGGATCCTTTTCGGTGTATTTCCCACGTGGCCCCATCAAGGACAGATGGAATAAAATATTCATCCGTTTTTTTGTGATGGATGACCAGGGTGAGTCCGTCCGGGTCGCCGCCGTCAAATTGGTATTGTTGGCCGCCTGTGCTTTCCTTTGGGGCGGTCACCGTAATGCCTGGGAGCTCATATACTTCACTCATAATCTGAGGATCCTCCCCTTCAATTTCTCGAATGGGTTATCTATGACGTTCTCATTCATCACGCTTCTCCAGTCCAGGGTGCCTCCTGCCGCCTGGCGGCACGCTTCCCAGATAGTCATGTCCCGGGTAACCTTGATCGCGTTCGGGATGGACTTATCAATAGAGGGGCGCTGCTGGTTCACCACCAATTTTTTATTCCCGTCTTTGTCCGTCTGGATGGTGGCCGTCTTGGTTTCGAACGGCCGGTATTCTTTCAGCTTGATGGGGACCAATACGTCCGTGCCCTCCCTGGCAGCGTCTTCCTCTATGCTGTAATCCTCCACGGTCACGAGAATATTAGTAGAAAAAAGCATTTGGAATCCGCCGCCGGTCATGCGTGAAACAATGAACCGGGTAGGGATTTTAGACATCTTCAACGTCTCAATCTGATCCAGGAAATATTTGGCATTCCGGAAGGAGAAGCTGTTACCCAAAACGGATCCGATAATACCGCCGATGCTGCCGGCGGCATAACTGATGGCTGCATCCTGCAGGCTATTGTTGTAATTGGCCCATGGGTATTTGGAATTTGGGAGGCGAATGCTGAAGGAGACCTCTTTCAGCCCTGGCGTCTTGATAATAGATGCTTCGCCCTCATTGATAAGGTTGATGGTCTTATTCTTCCCGTTAACCTTTACGCTCATTTTGGCCGGTGGAACCGGCAGCTGCATAGTACCCAAAAAGAAATAATACATCAGTGCACCGCCTCCGCTCCGCTCGCCATGGCCTCCGTCAGCTTGTCCACGATCTGGTCCACCATGCCGTCCACGTCTTCCCCGTTGTTGATGGTGTTGTTCACTCCTCCAAGGTCTATGTGGATGTTAGCGGTGGTGTACTTGTTGATGGCGTCAATCTCTGCGGTTTCTCTCAAAAACTTCAAATCCTCATCAAGGGCGTCGATTTGGTCGGCTATCCGCCCCGTATTCCCTGCAGTGTCACGGCCGCTTTTGGCCATGTCCCCCAGGTTATCCCCGGCGGTGCCTCCGATGTCGGTAGACGGGAAGCCCCCATCGTACTGCGTGCCTATATCCGGAATGGAAACAGGCGCAACAGCTATATTCTGGATTCCTTCCACAATGCCGGAACCCAAGTTGAACGCTCCCTGTTTCCACCCTTCCACGTTGACCTGCTGGATCTCCGTAAGGTGGCCTATATCGGTCCCGAAGACGCCGTTGATGGCGTCCGCTGCCCCGTTGCATGCGCTAATCAGGGCATTCACGGCGCTAATTACAATATTGACGGCTGTACCCGCTGCGCCTGCGATGGCGGCGAAGGCGTTCCCGATGGTGTTTGCCAGCCCCTGGGTTGCTGTGGACCATGCCACCCATGCGCCGATGGCCAGGGCCACGAGGCCAATCACCCACATAATGGGATTCGCAAGCAAGGCGGCGTCGAGGAGTTTAATGGCTCCAGTTAATACACCTGTTACGCCCGCCAGAACAAACTCGGCGCCTGCTAAAATGAGATCCTTGGCAGCCGTGGCAAATGCTATTGCCGCGTGAATCTGCATAGGAATATTAGCCAATTCCCACCCTACGGCCACCGCTGTGAGGGTCCCGACGATGACGGGCGCCCATTCGGTGATGAGGCTTCCTATATAATCAATGACGCCGCCCACAATATTGCCGATGGTGGATACCACTTCATAGATGCCACCGCCAACCTGAGCCACGATGTTCAATATAGTGGCCGCCACGGCTCCGATTTCCGGAAGTATGGCGGTGATTCCCTGCGCGATGCTCACCATGGCTTGGCTGTTGGCAATGTTTGAAATAACATCAAAGAGCGGTTGGAACGCCATAAGCGCCGTGTTCTTCATCTGCGTCATGGCTCCCTCCCAGGTCATAGGCATTTTTGCAAATTTATCATTGATTTCATCCATGTTGTTCAGGATAGCGTCCCGCAGGATGTCGGCCGTGACGAGGCCCTTGCTGGCGAGGTCCTTCAGCTGGCCCTGGGTAACGCCCATTTCCTTGGAAACCATTTGCTCAATGAGCGGGGCCGCCTCGGAAATTGAGCGGAACTCATCGCCCTGCAGGTTGCCCTTTCCAAGGGCCTGGGTCAGTTGCAGAAGGGCGTCGCCCTGCTGCTGCTTTCCGGTGCCGCCGATGGCGAAGAGCTTTTGAATCCCTTCCATGAATGGCACCGCCTGGCGCGGATCCGGGAAAATATTTTTCGCAGTCATTGCCACGGTGGCCACGCTTTTGGCCATTTGGTCGTAGGCACCGCGGGACCGCATGGCCGAAGCGTAAATGAGATTATTCATCTCAGCCGCCTGAGCTGCGCCGGATGAAACCAGGTTAATCCTGGCATGGATGCCCGCCATTTCGTCGGACAGCTTGATTAGTGTAGCGGCGCCGGCGCGGATCGATTCGACCGCCTGCATGGCTGCATTAGCCAGGAAGTTGCCGGCGGCGATGTTCTTGATGTTCGCAAGGGCGGACCCTGCTGTCCGGGCGCTGTCCGTCATGCTGCTGATCGCATTTTTCAGGCGATTCATCGGCCCCGTTTGGATTCCGGAAGCGGCGGCACTCATCCTGCCGGCGGCACTCTGGGCTTCCCCCATGTCGCCGGAAAGGCGGCGGGCCGCCTGGCTCATTCGGCCAATTGGGCCGCTGGCCTTATCTTCCACGACTATTTGGGCTTCAATTCTTGCCATGGTCTCACCCCCCCGTCACTTCTCTTTCTTGATTTTCTTTAATTCGTCATTCTCCCGCTTGGAGCGGATTTCCACGGCCGCCATAATAAAAGCCCTGTCCTTCCAGGGCAAACTCCAAAAATAGGACGGCGGCCAATGGAATTTATGAAGGCAATAATAGGCCACGTTGGCCCATGGGTCCGCGGGTATTCCTTCAAACTCGCGGCCCAGAATCAGTTTTTTGCCATTTCCACATCATCCGCGACGCTGGTTTCAAACCCCAGCGCCTGGGCCACGGCATTGGCCAGGTCGTCAAATTCGCCGGGGAGAAGCATTTTCTTAATAAGCTCCTCTGCGCTCACGACCCCATAGCTGTCCTGCAGGTCCGCATCGTTGAGATTCGGGTAAATAACGGCCTTCACTACGGAGGCCACCATGTACCTTTCTTTATCAAACTGCGTGGATCTCTCCCCGTTGGGAAGGCGGATTTTCTTCGTGAATGATTTGATAAGCCTGTCATTTTCTTCAGCCGAAAATGGGCGAATTTTCCATTTAATTGCTTCCCCGTCCTTGTCATGAAATCTTTTGGAAACCGCATATTCCACCGGCTCCGCCTGAACGACGTTTTCCGCCATGAATGCGGAAAAGTCCATTTTTTCATCTGCCATTTGGTTCTATGCCTCCTTATGCCTTCATGCCGTCCAGGGTGTTGAAGGTCTTCGGTTCTTCCCAATCCTCGAATGTAAAATCGAGCTCCTGTTCCAGCCAGTCGCCGGATGCATCGAAGGATGCAATTTCGCCGCCGTCCAGGTTGCAGTCCTTTAAAATAATGCGGTGTTCTCCCGCCTCGCTGGTGGGATCGTTGTTGGTCACCTGCATGTCAAAATAGATATCCTGACCGGTGTCCTTGTATGTCTTTAAAAGCTGGGTAAACAGGGAGGTATTGTAATAAATGGTCAGGGTGCCGCTGCAGCTGCCGCCTGTAGATTTATGCCCCTTGGTAGGGCGGCCCAAAATATCCACTTCCTGCTTGGTCTTTTTGAAAGACGCTTTTAAATTCTTAGCCTGGAAAAGAAGGTATCTGTTTCCATCAATGGTGACGTAGGCGTTGGCCAGCTTGGCGCTGACCACGTCCTTGGCCGCCATTGTCCGAATTGCGTTTAAATTAGCCATATATTTCTATCCTCCTTTATGCCACAATCACGTTCACATACAATTTTTCCATACAGCAGGTCGGCTGGATTTCGTAGGAAAGAAGGACTGCCGTCTTCTGGGTGCCCTGGGTGGGTACCGGAATATCTTCCGCCTTGAAATTCTGGATAGCCCGGACCCGCTGGTATTCCTTATGCAGGGCCACGATATCGCCCCACAGGGCGGTTCTACCGTCGTCGTCGTTCTGCTCGCTGCCCAGATACTGGCGGTTGAACAGGTTGGCGATGTCGGTGGCGTCCTGATCAAGTACACGGATAACCTGGTTCAAACTGAAATCGCTGTTTTTCTTCTTCACAAAGGACGTGAAGGTGTTGATATCCGTGAGAACCTTGATTTCTCCCACCAGCTCGCCGGAAACGGTCCGGTGAACATTGTGGAAGAGGAGGCGGCCCTGCTGGATGCCGGCCGCAAGCTGGCGCTGGCTGTAATTGGTGTCGACCGTGTATTCGCCGTTATAGGTACTATTGGTGAGGGATGCATTGATGGCGCAGGACGCTTCGGCGCCGGTAAGCCAATAAACCAGGGCAGCCGGGCTTACTCCGCTGTCAGTGGCCTTGTTCGCGATGGAAATCACGCCCTCATAGTCCACGCCTTCAACACCGTAGAGGACCAGCTGGAATTTGGAGCCCACGTCGTCCCTCATGCGCTTGCAGAAATTGATCAGGAGGCTCTGGGTTTTCTGATCGGTCCCTGGGTATCCCATGGTATTGAAATAATAAGGGCTGATGGCGTCAATATACGCCTGGTACTGTGCGCCGGTGATGTCATCGCCGTTGGAGCCTCCGGTCATTGGGGTTCCTGCAGTAGCCACCATGGTGCCGCCTGCGCGGCTCCATTTCACGTAATCATTGTCGGTGACGTCGGTCCATGCCTTCACCTGCTTCTGGTTATCCACCAGGGTGTTGATGCCGTCCACCTTGATGTAGGTTTTTACATCGAAGGTGTCGGTGTCGTCCACGTCGGTGGCCACCTCGGTGGTGATGTCGTTCCCGCGGGCGCCTGCATATTTCGCGGTGCCCATGCTGTTCTTGGCCGCCACCGCATTATTGGAAAGGCGATAAAAATAGACGGTTTTCGCATTGATAAAAAGGTCGCGGAGCCCCTTCAGCTCGTCGGCCGTGTAATCATAGCCGAAAATGGGAAGGCTTTTTTCCTGGAACTCTTCCGCCGTGACTGGGAATACCACATTTTCAGGGCCCCAATCGAAAGGAAGGGCCATGGTCGCGTATCCGCGTTCGGAAATGTCCGCCTCTGCCCTGACCTTAGAAGCAAAATTGATATATGTACCCGGCAGAATCTTGTTCTGGAACTGCCAGGTTCCTCCACCTAATGCCATTATTTACCTCCTTATGGATTAACCGCTTCCACCACTTTACGGGAAAGGGCGCCCTTGATAACGGCGTCGATTTCTTCGGCGGTGTAGTCCTTATCTGCGTCCAGTTCTGTTTCCAGGACATCTTCATAGGCCTTGTATTTTTCCGCCTTGAGAATGTCCGCCTTTTTGAATGTGGCGGCGTCCTGCTGGACGGCTTTTTTAGTATCTGCCATGGGTTCAGTCTCCTTCTTTCGTCCCCTGGGTCTGGGTCAATGTTTCCATGAGCGGGGTCTCTTCCCGCGGCACCAGGGTAAACACTTCATAGGTCACCGCCACATGGACGGCGCCGTCCCCTTCAGCTGCTGATATATCTGTCCCGCGGGTTAGATTCCCCGCGGCTTTGATATATTCCAGGGCCGCCTTCAATACGTCCCCGGTCTCCTGCAGCTTCATATGGTCCACGGTGCTGTCCGGCCGCTCGGGGGCGAAATAGGAAACCATGAGGTTCACCGTTTCCAGATATCTGTCCCCCAGCACGTGCTCGGTGGCCGTATTCAAAACTTCAATAAAAAAACACGGCGGAGAGTAGCCCTGCGGCACTTCCCCCATGTAAATCTTCCCGGCGCTTCTGCCTAAAATCTCGTAGATTTTCACAGCCACGCCTTTTATAATATCCGTCGTCATTTCAGCCTTCCTCCCAGCCATGCGTTGAGCCTTCGCTGAAGGATGCCCGGCATTTCCTTATTTAATTCATTTCGGCTGTTCTGCAGCATATGCTGGCCCGGAACCCACGCCCTTTTGAGCCTTTTCCCCAAAATAGGAACGAACTGGCCCACGTGCTGGCGGTGGCCATACTCCACATATGAAGCATATTCCATTGGGTTGAAAACGCGGGCCTCATATTTCCGGCTTCCGCCCTTGGCAGGGGTGGCCCTCCACATACGGCGAAGGGTGCCGCCCGGCTGGACCTTGATGAGTTTTACATCCTGGGCAGTCTTATGGGTCCTCTCAATAGACCAATGAAGGGCGCCCTTCTTGTCCTGCTTGGACTGGCTGGAATAGAGCCGTTTTCCATGGCTCACCTCTGTATCGTCGGCCAGCCGAAATACGCCGCTCCCCACTGGCGTCCTCTTCTTTGCCTTTGCCAGGAGGCGGCTGCTTAACTCATTCACGCACGAAAAGAAGAACTCCTCCCGCGTGGATCCATGGGCCATTTCGTCCAACGTATCCGCGAACTCCTTCAGGTTCATGGGTGTTCCTCCTCGTTCTCGAGCTCCACTTCCTGGTGGTATAGATATTTGAATGGGACGCCTGCCGCCTTGAACCGGAGCGCCTGGGCTTCTTCCTCCCCGTTCTTCCACACCCGGATGGATGCACCGGCTGGGATGTCTATATCCTCCGCGCATATGAGGGTGATTTCCTGCAGCACCGATGCCGGTGCCGCATTGGGCGGGACGGTTGCGGGCCCCGCGTTCTTCCTGGATATCCGGCATGGCCACGGGCCGCCCTCTAGTTCCTTCAGCTGCGTGGTGGTGATATGGGTGTCGGGATCCTCCACATCCGCGAAGGTGTAGGCCCTGAATTTCCTATCCCATAACGCCCGGATGGATTTCCTCACCAGCGCAATTTCCGGAAGCATGCCGTTTCACCCCTATCTTCCATCAATGCCGCATACAGGGCGTCAAGCCGCTGGGCCTTCGTTTCGCCGGCGAGCTCCACCGAAACGTCCCCCTCTCGGATGGACCGGGCCACCTGGGCACCGTCATCCCCCAGGATGTCGTTCTTTTTAATTTGGATATACTGCGCCGCGGTTCGCCGCGTATGCAGGCCGTCCAATGCCTCGGGAATTTCATCCTGGTTGATGTCGTTTTTAATGCGCTGGCCTTCTGTTTTCCAAAGGTAGGAAATAAAGGCCGCGTCATTATCCGACGGCATGTAGCCGGTGGCCCCGATAATCAGCGCTTCTACGTCTTCAATCATGGAACCACGCCCCTTTTACTTATAATCAGGCCTGTGCCGGGAGGTTCACGAGAACCCCGTCCATGGCGTTGTCCTTGATCCAAACATCATGGTATTTTCTGTAGTCAAGCTTCCATGCGTCGGCGTTCTGGTTGACGTTCGGTTCGAAGATGCGGATCTTGTCGGTCTTTACCACGGCGATGGCTGCACGGCGAGCGATAATAATCCAGTTCATTTCCTGGGCGCCGGATGCTGCCGTAAATCCGCCCTTGTCCGTAGTGTCGCCGGCGTCAAAAGTGTAAGCGGTCTTAAATCTGGCGGACGGAACGTCGAGAATCGGTACATCATTAAACATCTTCACTTTGGTGGAAATGAACCCGTTATTGAAATCTGCCACGTTGATATACTTGTTCACGCCTTCCGCATTGTTCAGAATAGCGTGGACTTTGCGGTTAATGCAGATGACCAACGGTTCGCTGCCGCCCACGGCGTCCTGGACGGTGGAAATATCCGCATCCAGTTTATCCATAATATCTTTCGCGGTGGCGGTGTAAGTGTCCGCGTGTTCGGTTTTTGCCGCTTCGTAAATCTTGCTATATCTGTAGGAGTCCACTTCGGGGACTACTTTCAGGCGCTGGAACTCGCCCATCACCATACCGGCGGAAGCCACGAAGTTGGTTTCGTCCACGTCCATGCTGTCCAACATGAATGTACGGCCGCGGTCCTGGGTGAGCTTTTTGGTTTCATAACTTAAGGTCACAGAGCCCTGTTTGAAACCTTTATCACGGTCATAGTCGCCCAGGCCGACGAGGGAAATTTTCGGGATCTTCACCTCATCGCCGCCGGTATACTTTACCTGGCCGGCGTTGGCGTCCATCCACGCGCTTGTCAGCTGTTCTTCAATCTTTTTATCCAGTTCGGTCTGGAAAATCTTTGCATACTCTAAAGTGTTAATAGCCATTTTCTACCTCCAAAATGTTACCCTAATGCATTGCTGAAAATAGAAGCCACGGAATTGCTGCCCTCTCCCGGACCTTCCTTGTCCTTGGATTCGCCAGGCTTGACGCCCGACGGGGCCGGAGCCGCATCAAATAAATAGGCGTCGGATTCCTGCAGCTTCTTAATCTGTTCATCCAGGCCCACCACCTTGCCGTCCTCTCCCAATTTGGCATTGGAAAGGTCAAGCAGGGCCCTGGCGGCCTTGCTGTTCTTTGCCTTGGCTGCCGTGAGGGCCATGGCCACCGCATTATCCACCTTCATCTGGTTGATGCTGGCGGCGTATTCCTTTTTTCTGGTTTCGGCGTCGGCCTTCATCTTCTCGATTTCCGCCGCCAGGTCCTTGTTGCCCTCATTGGCCTTCTTTAATTCTTCAAGCTGTTTTGTGATCTCCCCGCTTTCTGCCTTTGCGTGCTTGAGCTCTTCGTTCTTTGTGTTGAACTGGGTTTTTGTAACGAAGTTCTTCCCCTGGTCGTCCAAAATCTTGCTGACCTGGTCGTCCGTGAGCCCTAAAGCCTTTAATTCTTCTTTTGTCATGCTGAAGCCTCCCGTTTCGCTTTATTTTCGCGGGCCACTCCCCGCGTTTCCGGTCCCCTTCTTTTCCGCCTGGGGTGCTGGAAAGGCAATATAAAAAGCCGTGACCTCAGGGCCCGGCCTTTAACCAATGAATAAATGATAAACCTTTGCTGTTGAGGCGGGTAGGAATATCCTGGCGGTTTCCCGTCCGGACCGGTGGAGGGCCTTCAGAAATGCCCTTTTCCGTTTTTCCACGCCTGCCGCCTCTTCCTCTTCATTTACCACTTTAATGCCGCCGGCAAAATGGCGAAGGGACGGCGTGGGGAAATCTTCCCCTCCACCTGCCTCCGCCGCTGCCGCCGCAAGGCTTACAATAAAATTTCTTGTTTCCTGGGTGTACGGCACCCACTCGCCGGGGGAGTCTCTCTCCATGGCGCGCCTCCTTTTCTGCACTCAAAAAGGGCGCCCTCTCGGGTGCCCTCTGTTCATCTGTTATTTAAAGGCCTGGATCGCAGCGAAGAGGATCCCGCCGACGTCCTTTATCTGGGCCCACACCTTTTTCATCTTTTCGTTTTCCTGCAGGTATTCTATGCCTTTCACGGTGATTTGAACATTATAGAGCGATTTCAAAACCGTTTCACTGCCCTTTCCGAGGATATCTACATCTCCGAATAGGGCCCCGGAAATGTACCCCTCTTTGGCCAGCTGGATGTAAATAAAATCCTTGTAGCTGTCCGGGATAAATGCCGGGTAGGCGGCCAGCTCTAAATACTTCTCATTCGGCTTCTCGCCGGTCTTGAGGCAATGATACAAATAGGAAAGAAGATAATAAACTATTGCATGATAATCATCTTTTGCCATAATGATACCTTCATAGCCTCCTTAACTTTTGAATCATGGATTCGGAATTGACCGTTAAATTGGCTCTTTTGAATTATCTATTGGTGTAGGCGGTGGGAGATGGTGTTTTTCCCGCAGCTCACAATATTCCTTATACTGCTTTTTCTGCAATTTCTTTAATTTTTGATCTAAGTCAGCAATTTTCTGATAGGATTTAGTCTTGTTCATTTCAGCATAAATCACATAGCGCTCGTCTTGCGCCCTTTTCATGAAAATAGACAGTTCTTCTTCATACGTCATTTGGTGACCCTCCAGAACTTTAGACCCTGAACCGTTTCATTTAACTTTTTCATTATTCTCAGCTGTTCGTAATCTATGGGTTTGCCGGTTCGTAATGCCTCGGTGAATATTTTTTCCTTTGCGGATTGATATAATTCTTTTGCTTTTTCGGAAGAAATATAACGACCGTCATATTCCATAACAAATCGCCCAAGGCCGCTTATCACTTCCAGCCGTTTCAACCTGTATTCAAAAAACGCATGAAAATCTCCAATACTGAAGCAGTCACCGCAATACTCTTTACTGTCCGGGTGGTTATGGATGACCTTGGCCCCCTGCAGTTTATCTCCTATGGCTGTAATATCCACGGAGAAGGAATTTCCTGTGAAATGGTAGGTTTCCCCGTCCTTTGTGATAACCACGGCGTTTTCAATATCTGCGCCCTTGCATTCTTCGCAGAATTTCTGGAACCGGGTTTCTACTGCTTTATCATCATTATACGCTATATCCGGCTCCTGAGCCACGGTCACATGGTCATTACTGTACGCCGTCTTGCCTCCAGCGAGGCCTTTTACGGGCTTGGGATTCTTTGGGCTGCCGGATTTGATAATATATTTCTCCTGCCATTCCTTGAAGCTCATGTCCCCGGTGGTCTTCCTCTCGAATGTGGAGGGATCCTTCATCCACCGGCGGGTGGCGTTATCCCCATAGTATGGAACAAGGGTACACCTGCAGTTTGGATGCATGGGCGGGGCCGTGACGCCTGGGACAGCGTCCTTTCGGTTCATGACCTTATCGTCAAGGCCGCCGCATGTCCCGCATGTATGGGCCTCAAGGGTGGCCACATACTGCACCTTTTCCACGCCCATGGCCCCGAAGGAGTCCACGTCGGCCATGGTGGTGATGTAGGTGGCTTCTGTCTGAAGGAGGCGCACCGCCTGGTATTGGCCGGTTCCCATCTTGTCGGCCAGTCGGAGGGATGATTCATAGGACCCTTTGCCCTGGATGATGGACCGCACCAGCTCGCCCTGCATTTCACGGGTCACCTGCTCCCGGTTGTCCCAGATGCGCTCTGACCACTCGCGGCCATCCGCTGCCCATGGATGAGAAAGGGCGGCGTTGATAATGTCCTCGGGTATTTCCTGCATGGGCGTAAACTTTCCGGCGGCCCGCTGCATTTCATACGTGTTGTGGTAATACTCCGACGTGTAGGCATTCCGGAGGGTATCGGCCGCCGTGTTGTGGGTGTTCTGGTAGGCCTTCCATAGATAATTCCTGATTCCGAGCTCCATGGCCTCCAACCGAGAAATCCTCACCCGCGCTGATGCGGCGGAGAGCTCTTTCTCCCACTTCCCATTGGCGTTAGCTTTTGCCAATTTCTCAAACTCCCGGAGGTTCATCTTTAGTCCTGCCAGCTCTTTGGTGGTAAGGGCCTTTTTGGCTTCTGCCATGGTGAGGCCCTGTTCTGCTGCGAATCGGTTATACCAGCCGTTGATTTCATTCGCCACATCCCGGATAATGGCGGCCCATGCCTGCCGGAGCTCTTCGGTGGCCCTGTCCACTTCATCATGGACCGCCTCCGTCTGGTCGGTGAACCGCTGAAGCCAGTAGGCCTTTTCCTTCTCTTCCGCCGTCATGCCCTAATCACTCCCCTGCAGGGGCGCCTTTCCCCTGGAACTTATCCGGCTCCCTGTATTTATCTCCGAAGGCCCCGCCGTATGGATCCGCGGCCTTCCTATCCTCTTCCTGTTCCTTCTTGATTTTCTCCAGCTCTTTGGCCGTGTCTGTGGTCCAGGGGTGGTTAGCGACAATGGTTTCCCTGGAAATAATGCCGGTGGATGCCTGGCAGTTCTGGATCATTTCCGTGGTGTTGGTCAGCATGTCCCGATTGAAAATAAATTCCACCCTGCTGTCCGGCTTGATCCCTTTAACAAAGCCTAAATACACGTTGGCGAACCAGAGGAGGTCTTCCAGGCTGCTCTGGAACTCGCTTTCCATCTCATTGGCGTCCAGGTCCATGTCGCTGTAGGCCGCCTGAATGTTCATCTGGTTGGCCTGACCGCTGGTGAACCTTTCGTCTTTGGCATCAAACCCGCGGCCGTTCTCTATGATGGCCCGTTTCAGAAGGGAAATAACCAGTTTGTAATTTTCGGCGTTCACGTCGATATGGAGGACTTCCACGCCGCCCTGGCTGTAGTCGTCCGACCGGATTTTCACGGCGCCGTAGGTCATGAGGTTCCTTCTGAACTCCCCTAAATCTTCACCGTCATAATTCCGGAGGACCAAAACGGTGTTCCTCACGTCCTCGCTGGTGTTATCCATGCAGTTGCTTAATAGCTCATTCAGGCCGTCCTGCAGGCACTTCACGCGCCTGATGAGTGGATGCTCTTCATCATTGGCCTTGAATGCCACCAGCGGGACCTTCGTCCAGTTGAACGGCTTCCCTTCCACGGTCATGTAGGCCGCGTCGGTCTGTTCGTTGTCCGGCAGGAGCTTGTCATTTTTGAAAATGAAATACCTGATCCCGTCGGTAGTGTAATATTCCACCTTCATCACCGTTTCCGGCGTTCTTCCTTCGTACACCGTCACCGGGTAGATGCGAAGGGCGGAGTCCAATGTAGTATGGTCATCATCGTGCCAGAACGGGAGGACCTGATGCCCTGGGATCTTTTTCATGTGGAGCCCTCCGTCCTCCCCGACGTAGGGGCATATCCACGAAATGCCGCAATTAATAGCATTCTTCCCCACGTTCTTCAGCGTCTTCATGAACTTTCTATTGAAAATTTCATCCAGCGCCTGCTCGTAAGGTCCGTCCTGCCCCTCTGTCTTTAGCTCCAGCGGTTTCGCCAGAAGGTAATCGCTTTTCTGGTCCACCAGTTTGGCGTACTGGTTATCCATGATTCGGAAATTGGGCAGGTTGTGGACTGCCTGCTTCTGCCCGTCCTTCCCAATCATGAGCCTTTGTTTATCTTCGATCTTCTGGTGGTCGTCATAATAGGCGATTCCGGTTAGCATGTCATGACGTCGCGGGGAGTCACGCCACCGCCTGATTTCAGCCTCCAGGAACTCTATTTCTGTCATGCCTGACTGGGATCCTCTTCGGATGATGTCATTCCATAACAGGCCCAGGGTGCCTCCTAAAAACATATGAACCCTTCTTTCTTCTCATTCTTTATCTGAAGGAGAAACTGTCCCCCTTCAGGCAGTCCATGACTGCGTACCTCATGGCGTCCATGAGATGGTTGTTATAATCCACGGGCTTATTTGTCCCGCTGCCGTCGTTCTTGTCCTTCTCCCAGCAGTAAGTGGATATTTCCGTTATGAAATTCACACACCGCGGATGGACGTAGATATGGAAGTTCTGAATCTGCTGGATGCCGTAATTAATTGAATCGCGGCCCTTGCGGCTCTTCTGGATATGGATGGCCCCGCACCGCCTGAGCTCTTCGATTGACTTAGGTTCTGCACTGTCGGCTATGATTCTTTCTTTGGCGTGACCCGCCGCTTCAATCCGCTTATACAGTTCTTGGTTCGTGAGCCCCCGCTCATAGATTTCATCGAATACATAGATGACCTTGGCCCCTGTGTCCACCAGCCCACAGAAAAGGGCTGAAGGGTCATTCGTGTAGCCAAAATCGAGACCGAAGGCGCTTTTAATGCCCGGCTTCTTCCTGATGGAGTCGATATTGAAGGCCTTTTCTTCCCATCTGTCGTAAATGAGCCCTTCCACGATGCCCCAATCCCCCAGGCCTGCCACCTTGTAGCGGCGGGGGTTCTTCTTCATTTCCTCGAAAAGCACCCAGTCCGTATCACTTAAAAATTCATTCATCATGTAATTAGTGGTGGCCGTGAAAACGTAGGGGCTGGGGGTGTCAAAAAATCTTTTCTTCAGCCAGTGCTTCTCGCTCCACGGGTTGAACGTCAAGGTCACCTGCGTGAAAAGCCCCGGCGGGAGCTGGCCTCGGATGGATTCATCAAGCCGGTCGAAATCGGTTTCATTGGTTATCTCATAGGCTTCTTCAATCCACAACCAGCACAATACGCCCTTAGGCACGGAAATAGAGGTGACCTTCAGCGGGTCATCCAATCCAATAAAAAGGATCTTCTGGCCCGTAGGCTTGTACTGGATTTCCAGGGGCGACTTGGTGGCCCTCCAATATCTATCAACCCCCAGACGGTGAATAGCCCAGCACAAATCGCTGTAGCACGAATTTTGGAGGGTCCGGTAAACCTTGCGGGCCACCAGAAGGTTGGCCTCGGGGTACTTCATCATGGAATAGATGAACCAAAGAGCCGCCGTCTTGCTTTTCTTGCTGGCGCGGCTCCCTTTGACCACCCTATAACGCCCCTTCCACCGCCAGAAGGCACCGTATCCCTGGCCTATGATGTCCGGGAGGTATATCTTTCTTCTCAATCCTTGATTTCATCCTCTCCCGTAATAATGACCGGCCCCGTATCCCCGGTGTTCTCATCGTCCGCCCCGCTGTCCATTTCCCTGTATTCGCGGTTGAGTTCGGCGAGGTTGGAGAAGAAGCCTTGACGCTCCAATGCCACGCCCTGGCGGATGAAGAGGAGGATGCTTTTGAGGTCTAATTCCTTTTCACTTACTTCATTTAATGCCAGGACGCCCTTATTCTGTAGGGCAAGGCCCAGCTTTGCATGGCGAGCGGCCATGGCTTTCACCTTTCTGGCCTCTTCTTCGTAGGCCATGCGGGCCAGCTCTTTATCGTGGTTTCGGGCTCTTTCCACCCAATGATTTTTACTGCTCCACCTTTCCATGAGGGCCGTGGATTTGCCTAATCTTTTTCCAACTTTCGCAAGACTGCGCTCGCCTGCCGGCATGGTGTAATACTCTTTGAACGCTTCAAACTGTTTTGCCGTCTCCCCCGGCTGCTGGATCCATGAGGCGGCGGTCTTTGCTTTTCCCATGGTCTAGCCTCCGTCATTATTTTTCTTTTGTACGGCCGCCCTCAGTCTCCATGACCTCCTTCAGGGTGACCTTCTTCCCGTCTCTTTCGGCCCAGGGTGTATCGTCCCCGGTGGCGTCGGTGTACCGCTTGATAATCAAATCGCAGTATTTTGGGTCGAGCTCTGTGCAATAACACCGCCGATTCTCCATTTCTGCCGCCAGCAGGGTGGAACCACTCCCGCCGAATAGATCCATCACTAAATCCCCTTCTTTCGTGCTGTTGCGGATGGCCCGCGCCGGCAGCTCCAGGGGCTTCTGGTTCGGGTGGTCTATGTGTGAATCCTTGTCCACTGTCCACGTAGTTGTATTTGTGGATGGCATGGATAGATAGATACTGCGCCCATCTCCCAGCCTGATGGTCCGGCACTTCTTTCCCTTCGGTTTCTTGTCCGTGATGTATAACTTTGCCCCTGCGCCGTCGGTTAAAAGGACGCCGCCGGTGAGTACCGTGGCCATAGAGTCCCTGCCCCTGGCCGTAACCTTCCACGTGGTGGTCTGGGTCCGGTCCCCGTAGAAGGGCGGTTTCTTCCCGCCGCTCTTCCTGCCGTAGAAGCAGGGTTCGTTGTCCCATTCATAATCATTATGGGAAAGGACGAAATTGTTTTTTGCCCATATGATTCTTTGGGTCCACTCGATACCGGCGGCGTCCATGGCGTCCATGAAGTCCCTGACGCTCCCCACCGCATACCAGATATAAAAGGCCGCATTGTCGGCGGAATACTTCACCATGTTTTTGAATGCCGGAATGAGTAGTTTTTGCAGGAGTTCGTCTTCTTGCAGGTGGTCATTTTTTATCATGGGGAACCGGGCGGAAATATCCACGTAGGAAACTCCATAAGGCGGGTCCGTGTGGATGAGGTTCGCCCGCTCGCTTCCCATGAGGCGGCTTATATCAGCCTCATTGGTAGCGCTGCCGCAGAGCAGCCGGTGCCTGCCTAAATGCCATAAGTCGCCGGGCTTGCATACTGCAGGAAACTCCTTTTCTTCAGCGTCCGCCCCGTCGTCTACGGTGTCCGGCTTCACGTCGCCCAGAAGGTTCTCTATGTCTATGGCCGTATATCCGGCGAGCTCCGTGGAGATTTCTCCCTGGATGTCCTTGATCATGTCAGCCAGCTTGCCTTCGTCCATTTCCGCCAACTCGGCGATGCGGTTATCTGCCAGAAGGTCCGCCCGTTCCTCCGCATCCGTTGCGTAATCTTGGTATTCCACCGGCGCATACTGCAGGCCCTTGTGGATGGCTGCCATGCGGCGGCCGTGTCCTTTCACAATGAGCCCGCTCCTCTTTGATACGGTGATAGGCGCCCGCCAGCCCGTGCTTTCGATAATGTCGCCCAGAAGCTTAATCTGGCTGTCTCCGTGGGTGTTCGGGTTGGCCGGGTTCGGCTTCAGCTCGCGGATGGGGACGATTTTATCAAAACTGCAATATACCGCGCATCCGTCCGGAGTCTTTGCTCTTGGCGGTGCACTGCTTTTATAATCAATCACTTCATACTCCTTTCCGGCACACGAAAAAGGAGCGCCCTTTTCAAGGCGCCCCTTTCCGGCTCTGTTCTCTATTCCTTTTGAACTCGAGTTTACCTTACCACATTTTTGCTACTGCTGCAATATGCTATTTACTGCTATGACCTGCTATTTACTGCTATAGTATGCTATGACCTGCTATAGTATGCTATTTACTGCTATGACCTGCTATTTACTGCTATAGTATGCTATGACCTGCTATAGTATGCTTTTTACTGCTATGACCTGCTATTTTTAGGAGGCGCCAAAAAAGGCGCCTCCTTATTCTTCGTGCATGTCGTCGGTTTCCCCTTCAGGACCCCATCCCTCGGCGCCCCATGTATCGGCCCATGAGCTGTCCCATCCTTCGGCGGCTGCTATGTCCGGGAAGGTATCATTCAATATTTCCACGGCCTCCGTCTTGGCGTGCATGCAATAAGAGGATGAATAACCCGTCAGATCCGCTATGCGGTCCCATGTCCACATGAATATATACCGCTGGCGCATGATGGACCTTTGGAGTGGGTCTTGCAGGGTGTCGATGAGGCGGGATGCGTCCCGCTTCATACCTTCCACCTTTCTTTCCTGTCTCTTCACCCTCTGGGCTGCTTCGTCCTTCCTGATTAGGAGGTCGCCGATCTCTCGCCTGGCGCCTCCGCCGGTAACCTTTTCAGAAAGGCGCACGGCCCCGATGCCTCCCGCTTCGTCGATGGCGGCGGTCAATCCCTCCAGCTCCGCCTTGGCCAGGCCGATTTTCTTGGTCTCGATAATAATTGCATCGAAGAATTTTCGTATATCCTGATTCCCTTGTCCTGGCATATCCCGCCCCCTGAAGTTACGACTATGAAAATATCAATATTTAGGCGCCTTGGCTCTCTTCGATTCCGGCACCACGGAGCGGTAGATCTGCCCGGTGTAAACGTCCCTGATGGCGATGTCATCAGCCGGTTCGTATCCGTTCATTTTCAAATAGAACCGAAGCGCCTTTATGCAGCTGAATGCGTCGGCGGCCTTCTTCTTTTCCTGCAGCGCCCTGGCTTCCCTCCTGAAATTTCCCAGCACCTTCTCAAATGTAGGATCCTTATGCTTTGCCACGCCCTGGCCTAAGCCCCTTTTTCCCATGCCGCGCCTCCTATTTCTTCATGTCCCGGAGCTTTGCCTGCCGCTCCGCTTCCTCTTCTTCCCTTGAAATCCGGCCGGATAACATGATGGCCGAAATGACGGCGCAGGAAACCATGGAACCCACGAATACACCGAACAGAAAAATGATGATATAGCTTCCCATGCTATGCCTCCCTGGCCGTAAGCCGTCCGTCCTTCCAAACCATACCGCTTTCCTCTATTGTAATTTCTATGCGGATGCCATGGCCGCCCAGGTCCGTCTCCCTTTCAGGCAGGAGCTTCACGAACTTGGGCCCGTCGTCCTGGATGATTCCAAGGTTCACCAGGGCGTCCAGGATATACTTGCACCCGTGCATGATATTATCATCATCCCGCCGGTGGTGCCCGTTCCATGGCTCATAGAACTTTACCCGGATAATGACGTGATGGTCCCCGAATGTTTTCCCGCGGGCCTGTATGCGGATGGGCCAGGAGATTTCCTCCTGGGTCCTCTGCTTCAGCCGGTTCCCAACAAAATGATTCCGCCGGTCCGCGTTGATCTGTTCATTCTTTCCCGGAAGGATTCCCGGAATTATAATTTTCATCTTTTCCATGTTTTCGCCTTTCCAGTTCTGGTGCTTCCATTTTCCATGCCCTCAAAAATCGCTTTAAACGCCTTTTTTATGGCTTCTGTTTTTGGAATGATAAATCTATCAACAAAATGGAAAGGATGGCAGGCGCCTGCCCTCTGGGCTATCCCTGGAGGGTTTGCGCCTGCATCCCGTCCCTACTTCTTCACGTATGAGGCTGCCTGCTCTTCTGTGTAAAGCATTTCGCAGGGGAATGCGGCCCGGTCTATGTTGTCCTCCCCCGTCGTGCGCCTGCAGGTGGCCATGTCCTTATACAGGCTTTCTACAGTCCATTCACACATCCCGCAGGGCCGCACCCGTGAATATGCGTTAAACTTGGCCGTGTATACCTTCATGCCCTTTCTTTTCGGGAGCCTTCTCCATTCCTCTTTGGTCATCTGTTCCCCCAGAAGTCGGCGATGACTTTATCCAGGTTGATGAACATATGGGGGAGCGGGCTTTCCGCGCACTTCCTGCCGATTTCCCGGCCTATAGCCTCTGACAGTTGCAGGATGTCCCGATTTGTGGCCCCTTCTGCGTTTTCTATTACGAAATACATTTCCCGCCCGCCGCAATCCTTTACGCGCACGGCGGCAAATTCACAGCCTCCCAGCGTGACTCTGTCGGTCATTATGCTTTTGGGATCCTTGAAAATATAGTTTTTTATTCTGACTATGAGCATTTCTTTCCCTCCCTGCTAAAACAGTAAATCTTCATCTTTAGGCGGCGGCACCTGCTCGCCCTGCTTCGAGCTGTAGTCGGAGAAACTTGTCTGTTCCATGGGCGGCGGTTCCTGCCTTGCCTCTCCGAACTGGCCGAAGTTCCCGCGGCCCCCGGTCTGGCCCTGCTGCCGTGCCGGCGCTCCCCACTGGTTTGACTGGCCGCCGGTGCTTCCGGCGTTGGCGTTTACGCTGGAAGGGAGCACCATGGCCACCTGATCCGCCACCAGCTGGGTAAAATATTTCTTGTTCCCGCTGCTGTCCTTCCACGAGGAAGTGGTGAACCTTCCCCGCACTGTGACCCTTGCCCCCTTCCGGAGGTTGTTTCCGCAGGATTCGGCCAATGGCCCCCATGCCTGTACCGGCACCCAGTCCGTATGCTCCTCGCTGCCGGAGGTCTTGTAGCTTGAAGCCACCGAAAACCTGCAGTATGGCCTTCCGCTCTGGGTGTATTTCATTTCGGGATCCCTGCCCAGGTTCCCTGTGATGTAGCATTGATTATCGTTAATCATGGCTCTGTCCCTTCTTTTCAAAATACTCTTTCAGAAAATCCATGTACTGGGCCGCCTTAGCCAGGTCGGTCTCCAGCGTGCCCTTCTTGGGGTATCTGTACAAATATTTGATGATGTTCCCCATGTAGTAGGCTTCGATTCCGGAAAGCCCGGTCACCATAGTCTCAATCACGTCTTTGCACTCCGTCCCCTTCCACGTGTAGTGATCGGGATGGTGGATTTCGTCGGCGTAAATCATCTGTTTCATTGCTTCGGCCTGGCTCATTGCTCCGGCCTGGCTCATTGGTACCGCGTCATACTTGCCGCTCGGGGTCTTTGCTAAAACGTAAGGTTCTTCTATCATAGCTTCCTCCTTGCAACCAACTTGCAACTATCTTGCAACTATCTTGCAACTATATCCGGTGATGTCCGGAAAGCTTCCGGCGGGGGCGGGCCAGAAGGCTGGCCCTGATATACATCTTTGGCCGGAGGGGCCGCCGGTATGGGACCCCGTAGAGGAGGAGCCGGATCATTCTCCAGTTGTGCCTTTCCACCATCCGCATGAGCTTACCCCTGAATCCGTACAATCTTTTTCCCTCCTTCGCTCTTTCAACCTTAGGCCTCTTCAGTGTCTTCAGCTTCATGACGTCTGCCCTCAATCGCCAAGCACGGCTTCCATTTCAGTGATTCCCTTCTTGATGAGCAGGGGCTGTACGGCCATTCCAATGGCGCTTGCCACCCTTGTATTGCGTGAAAGAATTCCTTCATTCACGAATCCTTTCACTGCGTTTCTGAAATCGTCCCGCGCCTCATCATCAAGGTCCTTATGGTTCAAAACGCTATTGATTAAGATGAGGCTGGCGGCGATGAGGTCGGATACGTCCATGGGTTCAGAGCCCATCTTCTGGATTTCGCTTCCAGCGTTCTCAACCCACCCCACGGTGTCACCTGTTTCATTCAGCCTTTTGGGATAATGGCAGACGGCGTTCATCTTGACCATAATGATGCCTTCCCGGTTCAGTGTCACCCCGTTCTCCTTCACTTCATTCATGATTCTTTTCTGCTCTTTGGTAATTCTGTTTGGTTCCATGATGGTTCTTCCTTTCCTAATGGCCCATGGCCTTTAAAATCCTTTCCCTTTCCTCATCAGTCGGGGTCCCTTCGCTGTACTTCTTTTCTATCCGCCGATTATCCACGCCGTAGGCGCTGGCCCAGGCGGCGGCGTCACGGCGGAAGCCTTCGGGGTCGCCTGGGTAGTCCTCTATCCTGGGCGGCGGCGGGGCGGAGGGATTTGCCCTTTCCACCGGCTGGTAGCGGGGCGACGGTGACGCCCTGGCCGGCGGGTCCTTCAATGCCCAGAACTGCTTCCAATGACGGTCAATGGACTGGCGGACGATGGCCACCGCCTTATCTACGCTGCCGCCGGAAAGATCAGTGACCTGCTGCAGAAGGTCCGGAATATCTTCCGCCTTCACTGAGCACCGGTCCGCCTTCCGCATCCTGGCCCAATCAACCAGCGCCGCCGTGAGGGCCTGGGAATGGTGGGCCGATTCGAAGTCCCTGATTTTTTCCAAAACCGGGGAGGGGGCCCCTTTCTTCCCTTCTTCCCTTCTTATATTCTTTCCTTCTTCCCCTTCTTTTATATTTTTATACATATTATAGGGAGAAGTTAGCCTGTTGCTAGCCTGTTGGTCAACTGTTAGATTTTTGGGGGTAGCCTGTTGCTGGCCTGTTGATGAGTTGCTATCTTGCCTGTTAGTTTCTTGGTTGTCTTGCTGATATTTAGCCCAATTTACTATAGAAATAAGCCTTCCTTTGTTTGTTGATTTGCATGTTAGAAAGCCTGTTGTTTCAAGGTTAGATAATGCGGTTCGGACTGTTTGAATCGAGGCATTGCATAGTTCGGTCAATTCTGTGATAGTAGTGATGAGCTGGCCGGGCTGCATGTGCACCACCCGGCCGGCCCAGATGTACTTACCGGGCTTCCACCACGCTTTGGCCAGAAGGGTGATCATGAGGACCCGCTGGATGTTGGACCCCTGGGCCCAGGCGGTGTTGTCTAAAATTCCTCTATACAGTTTGAACCAGTTCCCGTTGTCCTGTGCTGCCATGGAAGCCCTCCGTACTAATCTTTAAAAATAACCGCCGGATGGAAGAACCTGGCGCTCTCTTCGTCCGGCTCGATGATGGGGATACCATGGGCATAAGCAAAGGAGGCCTCTCCCATGCATCCGGGGCTTGCCTTCCAATCACCGGTCATAATCAAGACGTCGCACCTTTCAAGAACCTGCTTTTCTCGCGCCAGAATGTCCCTTTCCCCGAAATATGCCAAATACCGGAAATTGTCCAGCGGGTTGATGATGGCCATACGGGGGTGAAGGTCGGCGAGCTTTTCCGCCATGTCGCAGGCCTTCTCTATGTTTTCCGCCTTACCGCCGTAGGGGTGGGCCATGTAGGCCACCACCGGCTCGCGGTTCGCGATGCGCCGGAGCATCATGTCGGTGCAGTAGTATGTTTCGGTCTCTTTCATTTCTTAACCTCCCCGGTTTCGGGATCCACGCCCTGGGGAACCTCTTCCGGCTTATCCGGTTCATTTTCGATGGTATAAATTTCATTCGGCGCGTCCAGCATGTCCGCCGGTTCATCCATCTTCATGGTCTTCACCGATTCGTCGGACGCAACAGCCCGGGCGAACTCCGTTTTCAGGGGTGCGTATTTCAGGACTTTCTTGAGCACCGTTTTCTTTGCCATTTCGTCAAAGTCCGTTTTCCACGGACCATTGTTATAGGCCTTGGACTTCTTGCGGGCGAAGGTTTCCACATCGTCGCGGCTCATGACTTCAAACCCCACACCGCCGTTCTTGAGCTTTAAAACGGCGTAATAGAAGGTAACCGGGCCGCGGTCTGTCTGGGCGGGCACGTGGCGGAGCTTGGGCTCCAGGCCGTATTCGTACTCAAAGGTGTCGTTTTCGTGCACCTCATGGGCCTGGATACTGGAGACCTCGCCGCTTCTGTAGGCTAAATCAATCAATCCTTTATACCCGAGCTGGAACTGGCATAAGCCTCCGTATGGGATGAGGTACGCCTGACCCAGGGGCGTGTTTGGTTCAACCCCCAGCTGGGCTGCCTGCATCATGGCGCCCATGACACTCATGGGCGTGCATGCCTGCAGCTTCGGGTTGCTTGATAATGCGGTGAGCACTATGCGGGTGAACCTTTCCGGGGTAATCACTGACGGGAGGGCTTTCCGGATCTGTGGCTCCATCCGACGGATGAGCCCCACCATGCTGTTGTCCTTCTTTTCTGCTTCCTGCATCTGTGCCTGTTTTTTAATGAGGCCGCCTGTTTTTGAGTTCATATTCTTTTCCTCCTTTGGAAATGGCCCGGTAGGACGCCCATATGAAGGCGTCCCCGGACTGAATTAAAACCGCTTTATCAAAATATCCATGTAGTATATCCGCCGCCCTGCTGTTCAGGCTCCTGGCGTCCCAGTGGACCGGGTCGCCTATCTGCAGTCGGCTAAATTCTTCAGCCGTCATTTTCTTTGATGGAGAAGCGCCGGGTGGGCTTCCCTACGCTGATAAATCCCTTATCATGAAGGAGCTGGTAGATGTCCGGCGCCGACTTTTTGATTTTCGCAAGGGGAACTGATTCCCGGCCCGACTGGGTTTTCCAAAGGACCCGGTAATGGTCCGTGTCACCTTCTTCGGCGTCGCCCATGAGTTCCTTGATGGCGTTTTCTTTTTGCGTGATCTGCTTTTTCAGGGCGTCCATGATGGATTTATCACTCTGCAGGGATTCAATCATGGCGTCAGTCCGGGAAGGAAGTATGATAGATTCGCCGCCGCCCTTGAATCTTTCTGAGAGGGCCGCCGCACAGCTGGCGCTCCCGTCCACCGGCGGCGGGGTCCTGGTGACCACGTGGTCCCAGAAGTCCTTCTCCGCTTCAATCAATGCTTTAATATCCTCATCGTTTCTCTCTACTGTCTTCCTGATAGCTTCATTGCCGCCGATCAGAACGGCAATGTACCACCGGGCGGCGCCGGTTACTGCCAGATAATGAAGGCACTGGCAATAATAGGCGTCGGGGATTTCATCCCCTTTCCATTTCTTCGCCTGGGAGACGCCGGCGGTCTTGATTTCAAGGCCCGCCTCTTCTCCCATCACCGCCCTGTCAACGTTGGCCAGCATGAACGGATGGGCCCGGCTCCGAAGGGTGCCCAGCTTCCTCACCTTCTTCCCGGTGTCTTCCTCGAACCAGTCGGCTATGTTGGCTTCGTTTTTGTGCCCCCAATAGATATATTGGTTGCCTGACAGGTCCGGCGCTTCCGCCTGGCCTGTCTTTTCCAGCCAGAGCTGGTATGGACTTTTGTATGGGTTCAGCCCAACAATGACGGAGGCGTCACTGCCTCCAATGCCCGCGTTGCGGGTCTGTAACCATTTCTGATGGTCTGTCTCTGCCTCATGGCAGGATAAAATCAAATCACAGCCTCTATATTCCATTACTTTCCTCCTGTGATACAATGAGGCGGGAAATCTCTTTTTCCGCCTTTGGCCTTTGACGTGTGCTAGACGTCAGAGGCCTTTTCTTTTCGCTTCTAATATGGGGCACCACTTCGGCGGCCGGCTTGTTATGGTTGTATCAACACATGCCCCTTTAAACTTGCACACATGGTATACATTTCCCTTGCTGGCTTCCACAACCTGCGTATAAAAGCAAAGCGCGCAGCGGATTCGGCGGCCGTCCTTCGTCTTTGGACAAAGCATCCTTCTGACCATTTCCACAGGGAAAGGGCCGGGTTTTACCGGAATAGGGCAATACCTTCCCAGTGGGCACGTGCCGCAGTCAAGGTTGACCTTCTTTCTCATCTTCATTACCTCCCTTCATCATTGTGATTTCCGTTCCTTTCTTTCTTTCCGTGGGTTTGTTATCTGATATTCGGGTTTGCGGGATCCACGTAGATGGTGATCTCCGTCCCCGGCTGCACGGCTCCGGGATCCTCGATATGGTTATCTTCGAGGATCCTCCAGGTGAGCTCATTGATGTCCTCTTTTGGGGTGGCAATCCTGGCGGCTACCTGGTAAATGGTGTCGCCTTCTTCCATGGTGTAATGGTATGGAATGCGCCCAGCCTCCTCGTCTCCATTCACCAGGGCACCGGCACCGGTGACCAAACCGACGCAGATGATGGCCGCTGCTAAATGGGATTTGCTGAATCTAGCCCTCATGGTCTTCACCTCCTTTCCTGGCGGCTACCTGCTCGAAGGCGGCCGCTATCATCTTCATGGCGTCCATGTGGCCCGTGGCATATTGGTACAAATCATTCATACCAAGGGCCCCGGCTGTCTCCCGGGTCTCTTCATCCTCCCGGATGATACCCCGGAGGACCGCCGCCGCTTTTGCCGCTCCGTTCACCATGGTTTGTCATCCTCCGCCTTGTACTTGTAATCGAAGTAATCGCCGTGGAGGGCGGCCTTCATGATGTCGTAGGCCATTTCCAGGTAGCTGTCACACTCCACGCAGGCCTTCTGCGCGGTGCCGTGGCCGTGGTCGATGATGATATAATCCCCATGGTCCCGAAGCGCCACGGGATCGCCGGTGGCCATGAAGATGACCGCTTCCAGATGGTTCAAAATGTGGCGCCGCTTCTGCTGCTCCAGCTGTCTTTCTATTTCGCGGCTTGGGTATTGACTCATGATGTGCTCCTTTCTCCTGCTATAATTTCTTCAATGCGGTAACTACTGCTTCATGGTCATAAGAGCCACGTTGATGATCGTCATTATCACGCTGATGGTGGTGAGGATTTTCGCCAGCCTCATTTTTTGGTTGAATGTGGTGGGCATTTTCCACCACCACCGGATCCATTCCAGGAGCCCTTTGCGGGGCTCTTTTTCTCTGCCTTCCATGGGGCGCCTCCTTTCTATGCGTTCTTCCTTCTACTCGCCCGGACTGCGCGGATGGTCTTAGGTATTGGTGGGATTCCGGCGCGGGCCCTGCCTTTTTCCTTTGCCCATTCCCGGAGACCGTCCAGGGGGATGATCGTTTTCCCAGGCGTCAGCCGGAAGGCGGGGAATGTTTCATCCTGTTCCATCACTTTTTTGAGGGTTTTGTCCGATACGTTGAGGAGCCGGGCCGCTTCTGCCAGGCTCATGGCTATCCTTGCCTGTTCCATCATTCTTCCTCCTCATCCTCTTCATCACCCGGGAATGGAAGGATGATTCCGTCCTCCCTGGCTTCCCGGTAGGTATCATCAAGCCAGTCTCTCACGTCTTCCTCCGTGTCAAGAACGGCCAGGGGTTCTTCAAAGGGCATATCTTCACTCCCGTCCCCCCATTCGGTGAGGGCTCCGCTGTCGTCGGTGATAACATAGCGGCCCATATACTTGAATACCGCCGCCTCGTCTTCCCAATAAGCCCGTGCCATTTCCTGGCTTCTGGTGAGGTTGTCCGGCCATTCCACCGGTACGGCGGTCATTCCGTAGTGGCAGTCGTTGCTGTTGTGGTCGATGGGCCGGATGTCGTCATTGTGGAGGGTTCTTCTTTTCATCATCTTGGTTTCCTTCCTTTCCGTGGGTTACTCCCGTTTTCCGTTAGCTAGTCGGTAAAAAAATTAGTATTTGAGTTGTCCAACTCCAACGCCGAAATAGTCGGCTAACGCGTCCGCCTTCGCCAGAGGGATGATTCCGGTTCTCCTCTCCCAGTCTCTGTATGTCGTTTCGCTTACGCCGATATATTCGGCTACTTTCCCCTGTGTCACGTGCTTTCTGGCTCTTAATTCACGAAGGCTATATTTTACTACCTGGTCCGCTGGGACCTTTACGAAGAATCTTTCTTGGTTCATTGCGTTCACCTCCTATCTCTTTCAATATTATTTTACTCCCGTTTTCCGTTAGTTGCAAGTAAGAAATTGCGTTTTCCGTTTATTTATTTGCGAAAATTGCTATTATTCTTGTGGTTTTCAGAAGTTAGAGGTATAATTTGACTAGATAGAAAGGAGGTGATAATTATGTGGTTCTCTAAAAATCTTCGATTCCTTAGGCAAAAAGCCGGACTTTCACAGGATGAACTTGGTGAATTTGTGGGAAAGTCTTTCACTACAATTCAGCGATGGGAAACCGGAATTAATGAGCCTAATCTTGAAACCGCAAATATCCTTGCCACACGCTTCGGGGTAGATTTAACCGAAATGTGCAAAATTGACCTTTCTTCTGCAGACGCATCGCGCGGCGTTTCATCCAGTTGGTATTATGTGATTCCAGCGGATATTTCTGCAGGTGAACTGGTAGAATGTAATCCTATCGGAAAATTCCCCCGCGTCTCGGTTCCTGACTTCATCATGGGGAAATACGCCCACAACCAGCGCATTGTCTTCATGCATGTAAACGGTGAATCCATGAGCCGGGTGATTCCGGACGGTTCCATCATTGCCGTGGAAACGAGCATAGAAAAAGGATCCCTCCACCCGGGGGATCCTGTAGTGGCCACCAACGGCCGGGAGTACACGGTGAAGCGGTATTATGACGACCCGGGCAGGCGACGATTGATTCTAAGGCCTGACTCCTACGACCCCCGTTTCACAGATATCATTATTCCCTACGATACGCCGGAACCCTTCACGATATACGGAAAGGTGGTGATATATCCGGTCTATTTGTAAAGCCGCGGACTCTTGCCGGAAATGCGCAATCTGGCAAAACCGCGCAATAAAAAAAGAGCTGCCCGCCGGTCGCGCGGGCAGCTCAGGCGCCGGGTAACCGGTCCGGCGTCTTTATGGGTTTACGCCTGGCAAAACGCCGGCGAGCCCCGTGGTCCGAATCCACGGAAAGGAAGGACCATCTGTATTATAACACGGGGCCCGCCGTTTTGTCTGGCATTCATTACAAGGAGGCCAATCATGGCGAAACGGTATTCCCTCCGGAAGGACGGCCTGTATGAGGCTACCTGCCGGGTGGACGGGAAAAAGAAACATTTTTATGGGAAAACCCAGGCGGAAGCGGCGGCAAAACGGGACCGCTATCTTGCCACCCGGGACGACTTCCCCTACATTGATGAAAAAATCACCCTCTCTGAATGGGTGGAGGCGTGGCTCGCATCCTGCAGAAATGAATTTTCATCCACCACATTCTTCGACTACAGCGCCATTTACAAGGTATATATAGCCCCTTCGGATGTGGCGGCGTCCCGGCTGGAGCAGCTCACGCCGCTGGCGCTGCGCCGCCTGCAGGAGGATCTCCTCGCCCGTGGGCTCTCTCCCCGGACCGTGGGTATGGTGCACCAGGTCCTTTCAGGCGCCCTGAAGCGGGCGGTATCGGATGGCGTCATTCGCCATTCCCCCATGGAAGGCGTGAAACGGCCGCGGGTTGAAAAACGGCGGGCCGTGAAGGTCTTCTCCCACGAGCAGATAGAAAAAATCCTTGCCGCCGCGGAACGGCCGGAATATTTCCGCCGCTTCATCTGCCTGGCCCTCTATACGGGCCTTCGGCGGGGCGAACTTCTGGGGCTCCGCTGGCAGGATATCGATTTCAATAAAATGACCCTGTCCGTAAAGCAGACGGTGGTCCTGGACCAGTCGGGGCCCCATGTGGGCGATACTGCTAAAACCCGGTGCTCCATCCGCACCATTTCCATCAGCCCGGCCGCTGCGGACGTCCTCCGCCTCCAGCACGCCGCCGTGATGCGTCGTAAGCTGGCGTCCCCTTCCTCCAAACGGAAGGCGGCGGAAGCCTGCACCCTGGTATTTCCTTCAAACGCCTTTGGTCCGGTAAGCCCCAACACGGTGACCGTCTTCTTCAATGAAGCGGTAAAAAAGGCAGGGATCTATGAGAAGGGCCTTTCATTCCATGCCCTCCGCCATACCCACGCCACATTCCTTTTGGAAAACGGCGTGAATATAAAGGTGATCCAGGACCGCCTGGGGCATTCCTCCGCCGTCACCACCCTGGATTATTATTCTCACGTATCCCCGAAAATGGACGAGGAGGCCGCCCGCATTGCGGATAAAATCACCCTGGAAGGAGGCGCATCGAAATGAAATACATGAACCACGAATATAAAGCCCCTCTCTCCACCCTTCACCGCGGCGCCCTGGGCGATACCCCGGCGGCTGAGGTCATGGACCACTATGAAGACGTTATAAATAAAATTAATACCCTCGCCCGCCTGGCGGGCCGCCTCTCATCCGAAACCGGAGCCGCCTCCGCTGCTTATAGTCACTTGGCCATGGACGGCGACGGCGAGCCCCTCATGGATCCGAAGGCCCCGCTGCCCCGCGTGGTGGAAATCAAGGGCCGCCTGTCTCACATGCTGGCGGAAATGGCGGACCTGGACGCCCAGGTGGAGGACCTATGGAACAATTACGACCGCTCCATCCGCGAGACCGCCGGAAGGCAGCCCTTGGGCCACTAA